GGGTGACGTCGTCGACGTCGACTTCGTCTTCCGACGCCAGACCCAGGAGCGCCGTCAGGTGATACCGCTTCGCGTAGCTGATGGCCGAGCCGATGCCCTGCGCGTCCACCTTCGCGAGCGGCAGGGTGAGCGAAGCGACCAGCGTCTCGCCGCTGGCGTGCATGATGCGCGTCTCGACCTCGACGGCGGCGGCGCGGTCTTTCGTGGGGAGCCGCACCGTCGGCGACTGCAGGACGGCGAGCCCGTGGTCAGCGAGGGGCTTACGGACCACCGACATGATGGCGGCCAGCGTCGCGTACTTGAAGCTGTACTGGGCGCCGGCCTTCACGTCGCGGTCCTTCGCGATGTTCTGGAACTGGCCCTGCGCCTTCGTGAAGGCCTCGGCCCACTTCACGCCGGGCACGACGCTGGGCACGTACCGGACTTCGCCCGGCTCGAGGGGAACGATGATGTCGGTCTTCGCTTCGGTGGTGGTGTCGGTCATGGCGTGGCTCAGCGGGAACGGCGAGGGTGGAGATCGCCCGGCACCAGACGGCCGCACCGGGCACAGCAGAAGAGGATGGCCCAGCGCCGAGAGCAGCCCGGCAGCGGGCGGTGAGGGAGGAACCAACAGAGGAGCGCCTTCATGCGGCGTCGACCTGCTCTTCGGTCAACTCGCGGCGCGGCTCACTCGACGGCGTCCACAGCCGGCCGTTGTACGAGAGCTCGGCCACCTTGCGGCCGTCGCGCTCAAGCCACGCGATGAAGTTGCCGCCTCCGAGTTCGTGCCGGTCGCGGTACTGCAGCGCGACGTCGACCAACTCGGCTGCAGACGCACCGCTGCAGCGCAGCGACGGAGCGGCCTTGCCGGTCTGCCCGAAGTCGGGATTGCCGGGGCAGTGCAGGACGAGGGTCAGCATCGCCTTCACGGTGACCCCCGCCAGTCGCCAGTCCAGAAGCGCGAGGGCAGCGGCTCGACGCCGTCGGGCTCGTCGGCCTCAACATCGTCGGGCTCAAGCTGCTCGAACACCTCTTCGCCCGGCGGGTCGCCCGGCGTCGAAGCAAACAGCGCGAGCACCTCTTCGTCACTTCGGGTCATGGCCGCCTCCGAAGGGCGCGAGCAGGAGGGCCTGCTGGAGGGCCTTGACCAACGCGCTCACCTGCGGGCCCGCGTGGACACCCTGATGCAGTTCGCGGAGCAGCCCGTGAATCTCCGGGTGCTCGATTTCCAGCCTTGCGTAGGACTTCACCTCTGCGACGTGCATCTTCTCTCCTGTTCTATGAGACATCTGTAAGACCGCGCTCGCAACTTCGGCCCCAAGGACCGACTCGCCACTCGCCGACCTGCCCGCCCGCTGCCCCATCAACGTCGATGGTGTGGTGTTTCTATCAGCGGTCTTATAGAACGTCAATACAGATTCGGAACACACTCAAGGTAAGGAGAGGCGATGCCTTCGCGCGTTGTGCCAGAGAAGGAAGAAGTCGACCGTCTCCACCAGGGTGAGAAGACGACGTGGGCTGCGTACCTGCCTGTCGTGCTCGTGGAAGAGGTCAAGCGGTGTGCGCGGGTCGACGGCTACAGGTCAGCCTCGGCCTACGTCGAGGACTTGCTCGTCTTCGCGCTGCGCACCCGCGAGGCCGTCACCCGGTGGCGACTGCCTTGACACGGCATTGTCAGTTCGCCTATACAGCGGTTCAGGTTGTGACGACCGGCGGGCTTTTGCTTGGGAAGCTTGTGCTCTACCAACTGAGCTACCACCGCGTGGCATAGGGACGCCGGTAGGCGCCTCTGCTGACGGGGTTGGTAGCAAGTGGGCGCAGGTGGCTCAAGTGGAAACACCGCCGTTTCCCGGCACGACCGGGAGGCAGTGTGCGTCGTTCCCTTGTCGCGTTCCTGATTGAGCAGCGGGCCCGTCGTTCTGAAAGGCCCCTCACAGACACCGAGAAGAAGTCTGTTGAGCGCCTGGAGCGCGCGGCGTCGCGCCGCCCGGCTCCTCGTGTGCTGCCGAAGGTGCGCTCGTGAAGGCCCGCGTCGAGCGCGGTGTGCGCCAGAAGCAGGCGCTGAGCTTCATCCGCGCGCGCGAGGCGCGCAGCCAGCCGTGGAATAGCGCGGATCTCGGCCGTCACCTCGGCATCAGCACCGAGCAGGCGTGGGCGTTGGTCAACGCGCTGGCGGCCAACGGCAAACTCGAGCGCGGCACCCGGCTCGTGAAGGTCGAGGGCTTCATCACGACCGAGGCGGCGTGAGTGTGGCTCTACCTCCCGTCTTCCGTGTTGCCAGCCTCTTCTCCGGTGGAGGCGGGCTCGACCTCGGAGTCCACCTTGCAACCGGGGGCCGAGCTCGGACTGTGGTGTACGTCGAGCGGGAAGCCTTCGCGGCGGCCTGCCTCGTGGCCCGGATGGAAGAGGCGGCCTTGGCACCGGCTCCTGTCTGGGACGACGTTGTCACCTTCGACGGCCGCCCGTGGCGTGGCGTCGTGGATTGCGTCGCTTTCGGCAGTCCCTGCCAAGACCTCTCCGTCGCCGGCAAGCGAGCCGGGCTCGACGGTGCCCGAAGCGGCCTCTTCTTTGAGGGACTCCGCATCGCCGCCGAGTGCGACGCCCCCTTCGTCTTTTGGGAGAACGTCGGAGGCGCAGCTCGGGCTCTTCCCGATGTCTTCGCGGCGTTCGAGCGCGAAGGGTACGCAGGCGCAGCCGTCAGCCTTCGTGCTTCTGACGTGGGAGCGCCCCACCAGCGGCGACGCTTCTTCGTGCTGGCCCACCGCCGCGGTGTCGGACTCGCGCAGTTCCGCGCGCTCGTCGACGACGACGGGCGTGATGCACCCGGGCACGTCGCTCACCGACAAGATGCGGGAGTGGGCGACGCCGACCGCTGGGGCGTTCAATTACGGCGAGACGCCGGAGTCGTTCGCGGCGCGGAGTGCGGCGCTGGTGGTGGCGGGGAGTCGACCGCTGGGAGCCAACCTCGGTCAGCAGGCGCAGGGGTGGAGGACGCCGACGGCGCGCGATGGCTCGGGCACGGGCGGTGCGGACCCGGCTGTGCGACTCGAGCAGGGGCACAGCGTCGGCCTGAAGGATCAGGCGACGACGTGGCCGACGCCGGGTGCGTCCGACGAGAAGTGGCGGATCAGTCAAGCCGACACAGCGGCTCGGCGGATTGCTTCGGGGAAACAGGTGTCGTTGGAGTGCCGGGCGGTCGACGCAGTGTCGAAGTGGCCGACGCCGGCGGCGCGGGACGCGAAGGGGGCGAACGGCCCGGAACACCTCGCGAAGGAGCGGGGGCACCACGACCAGTTGCCCAACCGGGTGGCCCTCTGGGATTTCCCCCCGGCCCTGAAGACGCCGATGGCTGGCGTCGCTGGCTCGCGGCCGGTGGTCCCGCTCCGGCTCAACCCCGCCTTCGTCGAGGCGCTGATGGGGTGGCCGCCGGGCTGGTCCCTGCCGGTGCTCCGCTGGGTGAGTGGCAACAGCACGAGCTCGATGCCTACTGGGTCGACCGCCTCCGACTCCTCGGCAACGGCGTCGTCCCGCAGCAAGCGGCGGAAGCGTTCCGATTCCTCGCCCGTCACCTCGGAGGTGGCCGGTGAGCCAGTTGCCTCTTGAACTGACGCCGACCAACCGGCTCGACCTGGCCTTCGCCGCGTTCCACGCCGCCAACCCGGGCGTGTACGAGGCGCTGCGTCGTCTCGCGCTGCGCGCTGTCGACAAGGGCCACACCACCATCGGCATCGGCATGCTGTGGGAGGCGCTGCGCTGGGAAGTCTTCGTCGACGCGGTCGACCCGTCGCAGGCCGAGTGGAAGCTGAACAACTCATACCGCTCTCGGTACGCGCGCCTGCTGATGGCGAGCGAGCCGAAGCTGCGCTTCGCGTTCGAGACGCGGCGCTTGTCGAAGAAGGCCGGGGGTGCGCTGTGATTCTGCCGTGGCTGCAGGTGGACGAAGAGGCGTTCGAGCGGTCGACCGAGCTGGCGGCCCTGCTGGGTGTCGGCGAGGCCGCAGCGATGGGTCACCTGACCTTCCTCTGGCGCTGGGCCCTGTCTCGCCCGGCTGACGTCGAGCTCTTGGGGCTGGTGACCGGGGCCCGTGCGCACATCCAGGTGGAGGCGGGGGCGCGGTGGCGGGGCGAGCCCGGCGCGTTGGTCGAGGCACTGGTCGAGCTCGGCCTGCTCGAGCGCACCGAGGACCACCCCGGCCTACGTGTGCGAGGCCTCGACCGGTACCGCGAGCAACTCGAGAAGCGGGTCGCCGACCGCGAGCGAAAGGCCGGTCGCAGGCCTTCCACTGGAATTCCAGCGGACGTCCAGCGGAATTCCGACGGAACTCCAGCGGAGGTCCAGCGGACGGCGCTTGGAAAATCCGGTCAGATGCAGATGCAGACGCAGATGCAGAGCCAGATAACTGCTGCTGCTGAAGCAACCTCGGCTGTCGACCTGCACCAAAACCTGCTGCCCCCTGGCACGCCTGTTGAATCATGGGACGGCAAAGACTTCTGGCGCTGGTTCCAGTCTCAGAGACGCGCTGGCGGGCTCCTGGTGGAGAAATGGCCCCACCCCCGTGCTCTGACGGCATGGTGGTCGGAAGCGCGCGCTGTAGCGGCCGTGGAGGCCCTGCAGCAGGCAGCCGCGGGCTACCTCGCTGACCCCTACTGGGCGAAGCGCACGCCCCCGGTGCCGTGGGCCGGGTGGCAGTCGCAGTGGGGGAAGTTCCTTCGCGTGGCTGCGCCCGTGGCCGGGCTCGACGACGGGCCGGCGAAGTGCGCCGTGTGCGAGGGGGCGGCGGCGACGGGCTGGCCTGAGCAGGGTGTCCCTACGTGTCACACCCACGCCGGCGTGGTGCTGGAGTGGTGCGCCGAGCGCGGGCTGACCGTCTACGAGGGCGGGGCGGCTGAGTGGGCGAAGGCGAGGGCCGCGTGAGGTGGCTTCGCGTTTCGGCAACCGACCCCTACGCTCGCGCGCTGGCTGACCGCCACTACCCACGCGAGAACGTGGGCGCCAAGTTCTTCACGCCTCCCGGCCGCAAGGTCGTGCTGCGCACTGAGTGCGCGCGCGCCTACTGGGTGTCGCTGTACCAGCAGCACGTCGACCATGCGTGGCCTGGCGCTTGGGTCTGCTCGGCCTTCCGCAACGAAACCGGCTGGTGGTCGAGCGACCTGATTCTTGAGGCGCTCGCGGCGACCCGAGCCGAGTGGGGAGAACCGCCGCGCGAGGGGATGATCACCTTCGTCGACCCGGCAGCCACTGCTCGCCGGCGTGGGCGCAACAACCGGCCCGGGCACTGCTTCCGAGTCGCGGGCTTCACCGAGTTCCCGCAGCGGACCACGCGCGGGTACTTCGTTCTCCATCGCGCGCCCGAGGGCTGGCCGCCGGCCGTGGTTGCGCCTCGCCTGCAGGCTGCGCTCGCACTGGACGGTGCCGCTTGATCCTCGAGCTCCCCATGTGCCCGTCGGCCAACCGCTACTGGCGCACGTACCGGGGCCGAAAGCCGACGCGCTCACCCGAGGCGCGCGCGTACCTGGCGCAGGTGCGGCGGCTTTACCGGCCGACGATGTTCCTCGAGCGCGTGGCCGTGCGGCTCGACCTGCACCTGTGCCGCGGCGACATCGACAACCGCGCGAAGGTGGCGCTCGACGCGCTCAAGGGCATCGCGTACCGCGACGACAAGCAGGTGCGCTCGCTGCAAATCGAGGGCTACGAGGCCAGCTCGCGCACCGAGCACATCCTGGTGCGCATCACGCCGTGGGTTCCGGTGCCTCCGATGGAGCTCGGCGTCGACCCGGCGCTGGCGATGCACGCTCGGCACACCGACGCCTGCATCACTGAGTTGCTCGACCCGGGCGCCGTCTGCGTCTGCCGTCCCCCCGCTGTCGAAGAGCCCCTCGTGGGCCGCATCACCCCCAACGTCGTCAGGAGGAAGCCATGAGTCGGTCGTTCGAGCGGAAGCGGAAGGCCTGGTTGCGTGACGCCATCGAGCGGCACCAGCAGGAGGCAGCCATCGGCGCGCGCCGGGCGCGTGAGCGCGACGTCACCCTGCGCATGGAGTGGCTCGAGCGCGGCGAGTGGGTGGTGCGTCGCGGGCCCGTCAACCTCGCCTGGTTCCGCACTCGCGACGAGGCCGAGGCGTACATGGGGGCGCGCTCGTGAGGCTCTCGGACTGGCTGGGGCGGCTGCGCTCGTTCTCGCGCGTGTCGGTGGTGCAGCTTGAGCCGAAGGAGGCGGCCGACCTCCTCGAGCAGGTAACGAGACTGCGGCACGCCATGAAACTCGAGGTCGTCGAGCGAAGCGCGGAGGGCACGCGCTGTAGGTGGTGTGGCACCGAGTCGCCCGTGTCGGAGCGCGAGCACCACATGCACCGCGAAGGGTGCGTGCTCGAGTGACGAGCAAGTGCATCATCGACGGGTGCGACCGGCCGGAAGAGCTCGTGCGCGGGCGCAGCGCCGGTGGGCTCTGCAGTGGCCACCGCTGGCGCAAGCGGAAGGGCCTGTCGCTCGAGACGCCCCTGCGCTCGAGACGCCGGCCGCGCACGGGCCTACTGATTGAGGCGGGCCTGGCGCTTGCCGACGCGAACACCGACGACGACTTTGACCGGGGCGTTGACCGACTGCGCAAGTCGGCCGCTCGCTACATGTACGCGCTGGGGTGGAGGCCGAAGAAATGAGCCCGCGCCTGATTGGCTGGCTGGTCCTGATGGCGCGGTACGACGGCGTGGAAATGGTGTGTTCGCCGAGGGTCGTCGGCACGCTTGACGAGGGATGGGCACATCGCATCGAGCATGAGCGGCCGCGAGCTGCGCACTGGGCATGGTGCGAGGGAGACGAGTCCGGTGACACGCGCCGCGGGGCTCGGGCGGGACCGGCGGATCATCACGACGTGGCCAGTGAGCGCGCGCCCTACGACGATGGGACGGTGAGCAAGTGAGCGCCGATGAACTTCCGAGCGTGACGTGGCGCAGGTTCAACGAGGGCGTCGCCGTCGACCCCGCGCGACCAGGCGCCGAGTTCACGTACCTCGTGGCCTTTCCCGGCGTGCCGTTCAATCGCCACGCAGCTCGCGGGTGGAATGAATTGCGACGCACGAGCCGGGTGACGTTGGCGCAGTGGGCGTTCATCGTGCGCAACACGCGGCACATCAGAAACGACAACGAGCGCCACGCGGCTCGCACCGAGGCTATGATCATCCTTCGGGTCGGTGGGCGCTGGGTGCCGAAATGAGACAACCAGACCCACGCAACATCCGCGACATGCTGCTCGAGGCTGGCTACTCGGCGGATGAGGTCGAGCTGGGCCTGCGTGCGCTCAATCACGGCAAGCAGGATGCGGACGACTTGAGTGAGGCGTACTTCTGGCTGTGTGCGGTGGCGGGGTGGACCTTCGCCGGCCCTCGCGTCACTCCGCGCCACGACATTCTCCGCGTCGCGCGTCGGCTGAATGCCGGTTACTGGCGAGATGATGGCGCACCCGAAAACACCGCGCCGCTCTGGGGTGGCGTGCGTTCGTTCGGGACGGAGTCGCCGTGACTCACCCCGTCACCATCGACGCAATGCTCGAGCGCACGGAGCCGGGCGTTTACGTGTCGCACGATGACAGCCCCGCGCCAGCCGCCGAGGCTGCGCTGCGGTGTCTTCAGGACATCGAGATGGGCCGCGTCATGCTCAACGACGACGACGTGAGATACGCCGCATCGACCTACTGCGAGGTCGTGCACTACCGCGCGTCGAATGGCTGGGAGTTCTGGGTGTTCAACGACTGCGACGAGTGGGACTACCTCGAAGCGGTCATGCCGCCGAATACCGAGATTTCGATGGAGTACATGGACATGCCGGACTGGCTTCAGGACTGGCAGCCAAACGTCGCGACCGCCGTCCGCATCTGGGGTTTGTCGCCGTAGCTACCGGCACAACCATGGCACCGCACCGCACATGACGACATGGGCCGACATCGACGCGTTGCGCGCGCAGGCCAAGGGCCCTCATCGCGGCCCAATCGGCGAGTTGCGCCGCGCCTGCCGGGTGACGCTGGCGCAGTGGGCCTTCATCGCTCGCCACACACGGCACATTTGGAACGACAACGAGCGCCACGCGGCTCGCACGGAGGCCATGATCATCCTTCGCGTTGGGGGAAGGTGGGTGCCGAAATGAGACAACCAGACCCACGCAACGTCCGCGACATGCTGCTTGAGGCTGGCTACTCCGAGGAGCAAGTCGAGGCTGGGTTGCACGCGCTCAACAGCATCGCGCGACCAATCGAGGTGCGGCAGACGCTCAGCATGGTCACCGAACACCTTTGGCCGCCGAACACCGTAGAAGGGTGGACCGAGTCCGCTGTGGATCGGTGCGCACAGGAACTGGGGCGCCACCTCGTAAGCAAGGGACCCGCTCGGGTGTTCATCGGTCGCACCGACACGGGCGAGCGCGAGGTGCGGGTAGTGCTGATGTCGCGAGCACCCATCGGCGTGGCGCCCGAGGGCCTGCGCGGGCCGTGGACGTGGCGCAACGCTGCGCGCTGAGCGGACCAACTCCCAGCAACCGCTGACTCTGTCGGGGTGTCCCTCACCGCGAGACAGCAGGCCTTCGTCGACGCCTACGCCGGCAACGGCGTGGCCGCGTGTCGCGCTGCCGGGTACGGCGGGCATGACGCCACCTTAGCCACCCAAGCCTCCAAGCTTCTGAAGATGCCAAAGGTGCAGGCAGCCCTCGAGCAGCGCCGGGCGAAGGTGGAAGCAGCCGCAGCCGACCGCGTGTCAGGCCTTCGCATCGCATCGCGAGCTGAGCGGCAAGCGTGGTGGACCCGCGTGATGGAAGACCCCGGCGAGGAGATGCCCTCGCGCCTCAAGGCGTCCGAGCTCCTCGGCAAGTCCGAAGGGGACTTCCTCGACAGGACCGAGCACACCGGCAACGTCACCATCACCGTCATCGACCCCTACGCGAAGGCTCCCAAGTGAGCGCCCTCGCCCTGCCTTTCGTTCCGTTCGAGCACCAGCGCCACGCCCACGGGCTGCGACTGGTGATGGAAGACGCGGTCGCCGAGTTCGAGCGCGGCGCGCAGGCGCGCTTCCTGGTGCTCGTCTGGCACCGTCGCGCCGGCAAGACGGTCTTCAGCGTGATGGAGCTCGTGCTCGCGGCGCTCAACGCCCGACGCGAGCGCGCGCGGTACGCCTACATCGCGCCCTTCCTGAAGCAGGCGCGGCAGGTGGCGTGGGACTACCTGCGGCTCTACGCCGGCCGCATCCCCGGCGTGCGCATCAGCGAGGCAGAGCTCTCGGTCCGCTTCCCCAACGGCGCCGAGGTGCGGCTCTACGGCGCCGACAACCCCGACGCACTGCGCGGCATCTACCTCGACGGCGTGGTGCTCGACGAGGTGGCCGACATGCGGCCGCAGGTGTGGGGTGAGATTCTTCGCCCGGCACTCGCTGACCGCCAGGGCTGGGCCATCTTCATCGGCACCCCGAAGGGCATCAACCTCTTCAGCGAGCTGTACTTCCGCGCGCAGAAGGAGACTGGGTGGTGTGCTGACCTGCGCCGGGCGAGCGACACGGGCGTCATTCCGCCGGCCGAGCTCGAGCAAGCGAAGCGCGAGATGTCGCCGTCGCAGTACGCGCAGGAGTTCGAGTGCGACTTCGCGGCCGCCGTCGACGACGTGCTCTTGCGCCTCGAGGACGTGCAGGCGTCGCAGGCGCGCGCGGTGGTCGAGGACTCCGTGCGCCACGCCCCGCGGGTGCTGGGTGTCGACGTCGCCCGGTATGGAGACGACCGCACCGTCGCCTTCCCCCGCCAGGGCTTGTGCGCGTTCAAGCCGCACATCTGGCGCGGCCTCTCGACGATGGCCACCGCTGCCCAGGTGGCCGTCATCATCGAGCGGTGGAAGCCCGACGCGGTGTTCGTCGACGTCGGTGGCGTCGGCGCGGGCGTCGTCGACCGGCTGCTGCAGTTGGGCCACGACGTCACCCCGGTGGACTTCGGCAGCGCGGCGACGGACTCGGAGCGATTCGAGAACAAGCGAGCGGAGATGTGGTGGTCGATGGCCGAGTGGGTGCGCGGCAACGGCGCCCTGCCGCAGGGCCTCGACATCCAGCAGGACTTGAGCGTCGTGCGCTACACGTTCCGCAACCGACGCGGGCGCATGCAGTTGGAGTCGAAGGACCAACTCCGCGAGCGCGGCATGCCTTCGACGGACATCGGCGACGCGCTGGCGAGCACCTTCTTCGCGCCCGTCGTGCCGCGGCATGAGCGCGGGACCACGTCGGAACGCGACGTGGTCAGCGAGTACGACCCCTACGCCGAAAGGAGCGCGTGATGCCAGACAACAACCTGCCCGCCGACGAGGGCGACTTCAGCTACGCCGACTGGGTTCGGGCCGGCCGCCCTGGCTTCAGCTACGACGACTGGCGCTGGTGGAACACGGGCGACACCAGCGACCGCAAGCAGGAGGGCGACACGCACAGCCCGGCGTACATGCGCGCGAACGGCTCGGCACTCGATGCCCCCGACCGCCCCAACGTGTCGCCGACCGACCCCTACGACATCTTCAGAAACTTCCTCGCCGCCGGCAAAGACACGAGCGGCGCCGCGTTCGGACTGCCTGAGTACAACGCCGCGGTGCAGCGCGAGGTGGGGCGCCGCCGGATGATGAACCTGAAGAAGAACCCCGGCCTCGCGCTCACCGACGACTCGACCGACGCCATCCTCCGCAACACCGTCACTGGCCGCCTCGGTCGAGCTCGTGGTGGCAGCACGTCGACAGCCCTGGGTCAGGCGTTTGACCCCACCGCGCCCCTCGGGCGCGACACCTTGCTGGGGGACTGATGGCCGCCCGTGACGAAGTGGCGTCGACCATGACGCCGAAGCAGAAGCTGCAGCAGCGGTGGCTCGCGCTCAAGACGGAGCGTTCAACGTGGCTCGACCACTGGCGCGACATCGCCGACCACATGCGCCCCCGCGGCTGGCGCGAGTTCGGCACCGACACCAACCGGGGCACGCGGAAGCACCAGAACATCATCAACTTTACGCCGCTCGAGGCAGCTCGCACGCTGGCGTCGGGCATGATGGCCGGCATCACCAGCCCCTCGAGGCCGTGGTTCCGCCTCACGCTGCGCAACGAGCCCGAGCTCGCCGAGATTCCGGCCGCCAAGGTGTGGCTCTCCGTTGTCGAGACGCGCGTGCGCGAGACGATGGCGAAGTCGAACATCTACAAGGGCCTGCACCAGATGTACGCCGACCTCGGCCCCTTCGGCACGACGGCCGGGTTGGTCGACGAGGACGAGGAAGACGACGTGCGCTTCTACGTCTTCCCGCTCGGCTCGTACTGCCTGGCCACGAGCGAGCGCGGGGACGTCAACGCCATCTTCCGCGAGGTGTCGATGACGGTGGCGCAGGTGGTCGAGAAGTTCGGCCTCGAGGCCTGCACCGAGTCGACGCAGCGCGCGTTCAACTCGAACCTGCTCGACCAGCGCGTCAACGTGCTGCACGCCGTCCACCCCAACCCCAACAGCAAGCCGGGCGTCATCGCGGCGAAGACCAAGCCCTTCCTCTCGTGCTGGTGGGAAGAGCAGGGCGGCCCCGAGGCTGGCTTCCTCCGCGAGTCGGGCTACGAGGAGTGGCCGGTGATGGCCCCGCGGTGGGAGGTGACGGGCAACGACGTGTACGGACACTCACCCGGCATGGCGGCCCTCGGTGACTGCCGCGCGCTCCAGTTGCTCGAGCGCCGCGCTGCCCAGGGCCTCGACAAGGTGGTCAACCCGCCGATGGTGGCGCCCGTGTCCGCGCGCAACCAGCGCCTGTCGGTGCTGCCGGGTGAGTTCAGCTTCGTCGACCCCCTCGGCGCTCAGCAGGCGATGCGCCCGGCCGTCGAGGTTCCGTCCCAGACGGTGCAGGTGGTCGAGGAGAAGGCACGCGAGGTCGAGCGCCGCATCCGCAAGGCCTTCTTCGCTGACCTCTGGCTGCTGCTCTCCGAGTCGCAGGGGCAGATGACGGCCCGCGAGGTGGCTGAGCGACGCGAGGAAAAGCTGCTGCAACTCGGGACCGTGCTCGAGGCCCTGCAGGACGAGTTGCTCGACCCGCTCGTGGGCCGCGTCATCGCGGTGCTGATGCGTCGCGGGAAGATTCCCCCGCCGCCGCCCGAGCTCCAGGGGCGCGAGGTGAAGGTCGAGTACATCAGCATCATGGCGCAGGCGCAGAAGCTGCTCGGCACGACCGGGCTCGAGCGAGCCGCCGCTTTCGTCGGCAACCTCGCCGGCGTGAAGGCCGACGTCATCGACAAGCTCGACTTCGACCAGTTGGTCGACGAGTACGCCGACAGCCTGGGCGTGCCCCCTGCGGTGGTGCGGCCCGACGACGCCGTCGCCGAGATGCGGGCCCAGCGCGCTGAGCAGCAGGCGCAGGCGCAGATGGTCGAGCAGCAGGCGGTGCAGGCCGACACGGCGAAGAAGCTCTCGGAGACGGACCTCGAGAACCCCTCGGCTCTCGCTGAAATGATGCGCGCGCGGGGCCTCCGGTGAAGCCCGAGCAGGTAGCCGCGCAGCGAGACAGCGACCTGCGCGTGCTCATGCTCTCGCCCGCCGGTCGACGCTTCATTCGGCGGCTGCTCGACCCCATGCTGGGCAGCTCGTTCGTCCCCGGCGCGCCCGAGTCCACGGCGTTCAACGAGGGCCGGCGCAGCATCGCGCTGGCGCTCCTCTCCGAGGTGCAGCGGGTGGCGCCGCAGTCCTACGCGCTACTCCGACGTGAGGAAGCCGAAGAGCTCGAGCGCCTCGCGACCGAGGTCGAGCCCGACGACGAAGGCTGATGTCGGACCAACTCCCAGCAGCGCCACACGCTGCTGTGCATGACCGACACCACCACGCCCGCCGCCGCCCCCGCCGCTGCTCCAGCACCTGCTGCGTCGGCGGCACCTGCTGCTGCGCCCGCCGCGCCCGCGAGCTCGCCCGAGTCGAAGGGCTCGGTGCTCGAGGCGGCCCTGGGGGCCGAGGAAGCGAAGGCCCCCGCGACCGAGGGTGAGAAGCCCGCCGCGCCCGGCATCGAGCTCAAGTTGCCCGAGGGCTACAAGGTGGACGACGCGGCGATGGCCGCGTTCAAGGAAGCCGCCGGCAAGCTCGGCCTCGACAGCGCGAAGGCGCAGTCCGTCTTCGACGCGACGATGGCGCTCGAGCAGAGCCGCATCAAGGCCGACGAGGCCGCGTTCGCCAAGCAGAACGCCGAGTGGCGCAAGGCCATCGAGTCTGACCCCGAGGTGGGTGGCGCGAAACTGGCCGAGGCCAGCATCGACGTGCAGCGCGCCCTCAAGAAGTTCGGCGGCAAGGACATGGTCGAACTCCTGAGCAGCGCCGGGCTGGGCAACCACCCCGTGTTCTTCAAGACGTTCGCCGCCATCGGCCGCGCGCTCAAGGAAGACACCGTCGCCGGCACCGCCAAGGCGCCCGCCGCTCCCAAGAAGTCCGACGCCGAACTCTTCGGCTTCACCACCTGATTCCACGCCAACCGCAACCGCACGTTCTCGAAAGGCAGTGACAGCAAATGGCAACCATCAATCAGAACGGGTACAGCACGCTGCTCGACATCGCGAAGCGGCTGGACCCCCAGGGCAAGATCGCCCGCATCGCCGAGGTTCTCGACTTCGACTGTCCGATGCTTCAGGACATGCCGTGGGTCGAGGCGAACGGGCCCGACGGGCATCTGATCACCGTCCGCTCGGCTCTCCCCTCGCTGACCTGGCGCAAGTACAACCAGGGCGTCGTTCCGACCAAGTCGCAGACCGCTCAGTTCACCGAGACGTGCGGCATGCTCGAGGGCGTCAGCAAGGTCGACGTCGCGCTCGCGAAGCGCAACGGCAACAGCGCCGAGTACCGCATGAGCGAGGAGCTCTCGTTCATCAGCTCGTACAAGCGCACGCTCGAGACGGCGTTCTTCTACGCCTCGCAGAAGACGTCGCCTGAGCAGATCACCGGCTTCTCGCCGCGCCTCGACGCGCTCACGGGCATCCCGTACACGTCGCAGATCGTCAACTTCGGCGCCGCGTCGGGCAACGACCAGTCGTCCATCTGGTTGATCGGCTGGGGGCCGCGCAAGGTGTACGGCATCTACCCGAAGGGCTCGATGGCCGGGCTCGACCACCAGACGCTGCCCGACGACATGGTCGACGACGGCACGTCGACGGGCGCCGAGTTCCTCGCGCACCGGTCGAAGTTCAGCTGGTCGTGCGGCCTCTGCGTCGAGGATGCGCGCTACGTCGTGCGCATCGCGAACATCGACGCGGGCGTCGTCAGCTCGACCGGCAACGCGCTGATTCTCGCGCTGACCGACGCGCTGCACAAGATTCAGTCCCTCGAGGACTGCAACCCGGTCTTCTACATGAACCGCACGATGTCGACGTACCTGCACAAGCAGGCGCTCGACACCGCGAAGAACGGCACGCTCACGTTCGACAACCCGGCGGGCGGCCGTCGCGTGCTGCGCTTCGCCGGCGTGCCCATCCACCAGACCGACGCGCTCCTGAGCACCGAGGCGCCGCTCACCTGATGCCTTGAGCCCGGCGCCCTCCGAGGCCGGGCTCTTTCATCCCACCACGAATTCAAACGAGGACACTTCGATGCTCGACAAGCAGAATCTGATTTCCGACGCGCAGGCCATCACCGTCACCGCGGTGGGCACCAACGTCATCAAGCTGAACGGCGGCACGCCCGGCTACACCACCGACACGCTGGGCAACACGGTCGACAACGACCCGGGCAAGTCGCCCGAGCTCGACATGCTCATCACCGTGACCGAGGCGTTCACCGCGGCCGGTGCGGCGACCCTCACCATCGCGCTCGAGGCCGACGACGCCTCCGACCAGAGCTCGGCCACCACGCTGGCCACCACGCCCGCCATCGGCAAGGCGACGCTGGTGCCCGGCTACCAGGTGCGGCTCGCGCTGCCTCCTGGCATCGCCGCGGCCGACGTCCACCTGGGGCTCCGGTACACGGTGGCCACGGGTCCGATGACGGCCGGGAAGATCACCGCCGGCCTCATTCAGCGGAACGCGAAGCCGACGGCGCCGGGCGTCTTCAAGTAACGGCACCCGTCGGCCTGTCTGGTGTGGGGCAGGTCGACAACCGGAGGGCGTCGTGCCCTCCGGTGCAGTTCGCAGGGGTGGAGCAGTGGCAGCTCGTCGCCCTCATACGGCGAAGGTCGCTCGTTCGATTCGAGCCCCCTGAATTCTCGCAGCACACCCAACGGGAGCAGACATGGCGAAGGACGACAAGAAGCCGCAGCAGCAGGTGACCGTGGTCGAAGACAGCGCCCTCGCGGCCGAGAACAAGAAGCTGCGCTCCATCATCGAGCGGGCCGTTCCCGGCTTCAACGCCGTGACGGTCGACCAGCTGCTCGAGAAGGAAGGCGAAGTCTTCGTCAACGCGCGCGGCCAGGTGGTGCCCGAGAAGTACCGCGGCACCATCAAGTACCGCATCGCCCAAGCGCACTACCGGCAGGGCATGTACTTCGAGGCCGGCAGCGTCATCACCATCACCGACGAGGTGCCCTCGCGCACCTGGACCCGCGTCGACGCGCCCGCGCAGGCCGCCGTCGAGCTCGAGCAGGCCATGAAGCCCGAGGCCCCCGTGCAGTCCCGCGCTTCCGACAAGACCGTCTGAGGTGAGCCATGCCCGTCGTCACGACGCCAGCCCAGGTGGCGAACGCGGCGCTCAGCCTGACGGGCTCGCGCGTCACCATCGACTCCCTCGATGAAGACACGGCCGAGGCGGCCGCGTGCAAGGTGCTCTACGGCACGGTGCGCGCGCGTTGCCTTTCCGACTACCACTGGCCCTTCGCGCTCAAGCGGGAGATTCTGGCCCCGCTCACGGGGCAGGACTACCTCACCGCCGACGAGAGCAGCGGCTACGGCTTCACCTACGCGCTGCCGGTGAAGTGCCTCGTGCCGCGCAGCATCTACCCGGGGACGCGCAACCCCGGCTCGGGCGAGCCGATTCCCTTCATCATCGAGGTGAAGGGCGACGGCTCGGGCCTGATGCTCCGCACCGACGCCGAGTCGCCCGCCATCCTCGAGTACACCTACGACGCGCCCGAGGCGTTGTGGCCTGCGCACTTCGTCGAGGCCGTGGCCTACGCGCTGGCGGTTCCCCTGGCCGCCACCCTGCGGGCTCAGCCGGGCGTGCTGGCGGGCCTCGAGCAGATGGCGCGCCTGCGCCTGCATGCCGCGGCCGCCGTCGAGCAGAACAAGCGCCAGGCCGACCCGCGCCCCGACTCCGAATTCATCACGGTGAGGTGAGCCATGCCGCAGACCCGGCAAACCTCTTTCGCGGCCGGCGAGCTCTCGCCCCTGCTGCATGGTCGCGCCGACCTCGACCTCTTCGGCCAGGGCGCGCGCCAGCTCCTCAACTTCGTGGTGGAGCCCGCGGGCTCGGCCACCACGCGGCCCGGCTTCCAGAAGGCGTGGGTGAGCAAGACTGGGCCGTGCGTGCTCGTCCCGCTGCTGCACTCGAGCGGCGAGTCCTACGTGCTCGAGCTCGGCCACCTGTACGCCCGCTGCTACAACGCGCGCACCCTCGCGCTGGTGAGTGAGGTGGCCACCGTCTTCCAGTCGACCGACCTCGACGAGGTGCAGTTCGCGCAGGTCGGCAACATCGTCATCCTCACGCACCACCTGCGCATGCCGCAGGAGCTCAGCCTGGGGGCGGTGCTCTCGATTCAAGACGTGCGCTTCGGCCCGCCCGGCGAGACGCCGACCGCGGCGCCCCTCGAGGCCGTCATGCCCAGCATCGGGGGGAAGCCCGAGGCGTACCCCGCGCTCGTCTCGTGGGGGCCGGGGCAGTTGTTCGAGCTCGACGCGGCGCACCCGTGGCGCGAGTGGCAGTACAAGGTGTCGACCATCGTTCGTCACCGGTTGACGGGGCAGCAGGCAGAGACGTTGGCCACCGACATCACGCAGTACGTCGACGGCGACGCCGCCTCGGGGAACTACGGCCCGAGCGCCGGCCTGCCCGGGCCCTTGCCGCTGCCGGCCGACAACAACCTGGTGCTCGCAGCCGACGCTCCCATCTACCTCGCACCCGGCGAAGGCGCGCCCGGTGGCGTGTCGGCGAACTGGGAGCCCATCGAGTACTTGTACTACCGGGGGCGCGGCTCGGTGTTCGGGCTGGTTGGCAGTTCCAAGAACTCGGGCCTCTTCGCCGACTTTGCTGATCTGCCCAACTACGCCATCCCCCCGTTGCGCGGCGAGTCGCCCTTCGTGGCGGGCGAGTACCCGCGGGCGGTCGCGTTCTTCGGCATGCGTCGATGCTTCGGCGGCTCCGACGCCCGCGGCTCGACGCTGTGGATGTCGGCCGTCGACGCCTGGACGAACTACGACAAGCCGGTGGTGCCGTGGAGCGGCCAGCCGCTCGAGGTGACGCTGGCAGACCGCGCACGCGAGCGCATCGTGGCGCTGGCGCAGGCCGAGCACCTGCTGATTCTCACCGACACGTCGGTGTGGGCGCTCGGGCGCAGCGACCTCGCGCTCGACTACGACACGCTGCCCAACCTGCTGCGCAAGGTGGACGACGTCGGCGCGCAGCCCATTCGCCCCC